AGTCAGGACTACTCATCTATGGTTAACTTTGCTAGATGTAAGGTATTAGGTGCTAATGTACTACGTGGCCCTGATCAAAAACCTTGGGATGGTAAGTTAGAGTATGACTATCAGTTGTGGATTGATAGTGACATCGTATTCACTACAGAGAAGTTCTGGCAGTTATGTGATCTTGCCGTTCCTGCTGAAGGTGACGAAAAAGGTATCACTGCTGGATGGTATGCTACTGAAGATGGTAGTACTACTTCCGTTGCACACTGGTTGGAAGAAGACGACTTCCGTAAGAACGGTGGTGTAATGAATCATGAAACCGTCGAGACTATTTCTAAGCGTAAGAAACCATTCACCGTAGACTATACTGGGTTTGGTTGGGTTATGATTAAGAAGGGTGTCTTTGAAGATGAGAAGATGAAGTATCCTTGGTTTGCCCCTAAGATGCAAGTCTTTGAAAGTGGTGCGGTTCAGGACATGTGTGGAGAGGACGTGAGTTTCTGTTTAGATGCTATTGAAGCAGACTATGAAATCTGGTGCGATCCTCGGATTCGTGTTGGACATGAGAAAACGAGGGTACTATAAATGGCAAAGTCTAAAGGAGTACTCGGTAACGAAACCGTAGAATCACGCCCGAAGAAAACTCGGCAAGGAAGAGGCAAACATACAAAATATGCGGCCTCGTCTCGAAATAAAGCACCCAAAAGGTATAGAGGACAAGGATGATTGATTATGAACTAATAAACGAGAAGATATCAAGCGGATTAAAACTCCGCTTTGATATTGGTCTCTCTTTTAATATGCCCAACGCTAGTAAATGGTTAAGTGATGACTCAAACGTCTATGTTATTGGAATCGAACCACATCCTGGTAACTTTAAATCTTGTTGCTCGCACTTGGAGACTCACCATGCGGGGGATAGATGTTACCTTATTGAAGCTGCTATTTCTGATGTCGATAAATCCAGAGAACAAGATTTCTACGGACTTAGTGGAGATGCTGGCACTAGTTCTCTTTGTCGCCCAATTGGACGATTTGAAAACCTCGTTGACAGGGTATATTCCGTCGAAACAATTAGTTTAGCATCAATTTTAGATAATATCATCTATGAAACCATTGATGTACTTAAAACTGACACTCAAGGTAATGATTTAAGAGTGATGAAGAGTGCTGGAGAGCATTTAAAGAACGTTGATTTCATTTATGCGGAGTATGATGAGTCTGATGACTATGAAAATGCTAATACTGGTGAAGAATTAGACGCTTATTTGGAAGAAATGGGGTTTGAATGCTATGATCGCATCTATGTACCCGAAAGAAACAATAAATTAGTTGACTGCGAATACAGAAATGTAAATAGTAAGGCGGAAAACGCAGGTCCACGTTGGAATTCTAACTAAAATGGAAGCTCAAAACGATTTTTTAGACAATTTAGCTGCTGTTCAGCATGAAAAACTGCTTCGTGAGATATGGGAGGATGATTTAACCCCTAGAAAAAAGAGAATTCATGACGGAGAACTGCATGAAAGAGCAGTAATTCAGAATTTAGAGGATGAAGATCCATATTCACAGGACGGAGAACTGTTTAATCCGAATAAACGTGTCTAAATAAAAGAAAATCGTAGTATAAATGCCCGTCGAACGAGTGTCACGGGCTTTTAAGGACATTTCACTGTCTTTTAAGCCTCATCCTATTACAAAAGATGTAATTCCTCTCAAAAATGAGAGAGCAATCGCTCGGTCTGTTAAAAATTTGATACTTACACACTTACAAGAACGTCCTTTTCAACCAGATTTGGGTTCTCGTGTAAGTGGAAGTCTTTTTGAACTAATGGATGCTGGTTCTGCATCTGTTATTACTAGTGAAATTCGTAATACTATCGATAATTTTGAACCTAGAGTAGATTTACAGAACGTAGAGGTAACTCCTTACTATGATTCTAACTCATATGACATTACTATTGTGTATACAATCATAGGAGTTGATGTTCCTGCTCAAAGATTTAATTTTGTATTAGAATCATTCAGATAAATGCCTCTTACACAGTTTACAAACCTCGATTTTGAGGATATTAAAACTCAGATTAAGGATTATCTGAGAGCAAACAGTAATTTTACTGATTTTGACTTTGAAGGATCGAATATGTCGATCCTAATAGACACTTTAGCGTATAATTCTTACATTACTGCCTACAATAGCAACATGGTTGCTAATGAAGTCTTTATTGATAGTGCAACTTTAAGAGAAAATGTCGCTGCATTAGCAAGAAACGTCGGATATGTACCTAGAAGTAAGAAATCAGCAAAAGCACAAGTAAGTTTCTTCGTTGATACCTCAAATTATTCAACTGCACCTCTTACATTAACGTTAAAAGCAGGAATTGTAGCTGTTTCTAACACTTTTTCAAGTGAAAATTACAGTTTTGCCATAATGAATGACATTACTGTACCAGTTGTTAACAATATTGCCGAATTTACGAACGTTGACATCTATGAAGGTTCATATTTAACGAAAACCTTCACATATAGAGAGACTGGAGACAATGTTCCGATAGAAAAGTTCATTTTACCTAATGATGGCATCGATACATCAACAATTAAGGTAACAGTATCTCCAAATAGCACTGCAACCAACTTAAAAACGGTTTATAAGCTAACTGATAACATTATTGACGTAAATAACAACTCATTAATCTTCCTTTTACAGGAAGCATCTGATGAAAAGTATGAAATTCTCTTTGGAGACGGAAAATTTGGTAAAAAACTCGAAGATTCCAATTTTATCAACGTACATTACATTTCTACAAACGGTAAAGACGCAAATGGCGTAAATTCCTTTACTTTTACTGGAAATATTCAAGATAACTCTGGAGTTACGGTAACTGAAGGAATTTCTTTATTAACAACCATTGATTCTGCAAGAAATGGTGCAGATATTGAAACTGTACAGTCAATTAAGAAATATGCACCTTTAGTTTACTCTGCTCAGAACCGTGCGGTGACTGCAGACGACTATAAAGCAATTGTTACCAAAATTTACTCTAATACTGAGTCAGTTTCGGTTTATGGAGGTGAAGATACGGAACCACCTCAATATGGAAAGGTTTTTATTAGCATAAAACCAAGAAATGGTAAATATTTGTCTTCAATCGAAAAAATTGAACTTAAGAACAAATTAAAGAGATATACAGTCGCTGGAATCCTTCCAAACATCATAGATCTTAAATATCTTTATGTTGAGATGGATAGTAGTGTATATTACAATGCTAACGCTGTAAATAGCGTAAATGCCCTTAAAACGGCGGTTGTAAGCACTCTAGATACATATTCTAGGTCAAGTGAATTAAACACCTTTGGAGCACGATTTAAGTTCTCTAAGGCACTCCGTTTAATTGATCAAACTGACACTGCAATCACTTCTAACATCACTAGAATAGCGATGAGAAGGGATTTAAGGCCTGCTTTGGCAGATTTAGCAACATATGAACTTTGTTATGGTAATGCCTTTAATGTTAATTCATTAAATGGTTATAATATTAAATCTTCTGGTTTTTCTATTAGTGGTGTAAGTGGAACTGTATATTTGTCAGATATACCCAACCCAGACAGAAAAACAGGAAGATTGGTAGTATTTAAATTATTAGCATCAAATCAAGTTGCTGTAGTTAGGAATAATGTTGGAACAATTGATTATGCTAGAGGTGAAATATTAATCAACGCATTAATAATCAATTCAACAACCATTAGTACAGATCAACCAATTATACAAATTAGCGGTACACCTAAGTCATATGACGTTATCGGATTACAGGATCTTTATTTGCAACTAGATAATAGTAACAGTCTCGTTACTATGGTTTCCGATACTATTTCCTCTGGTGCTGATATATCTGGTTCTAACTATATTGTTAGTTCTAGTTTCCCTAATGGCAGAGATGATAGGGAATCACCCTTAGTAAGAGGAATTCCACAATATGCAACATTAACTGGAACTGAATCTTATACAGTATCGGAAGTTGATACTTCTTATGCTACGACTTATACGACATCTACATCATTTAATTCGGCACAAGTCACAGGAACACAAACTAGCGGTGGTTATTCATACTAATGATAGAAACTAGAGCTAAAACTTATTCTGTAGTCTCTAATCAGATTCCAGAAATGATACAACAGGAATCTCCTTTATTTGGAGAATTCCTAGAGCAGTACTATAAATCACAAGAATCTCAAGGAGCACCTATAGATCTTGCTGAGAATATAGATCAGTATATCAAGAATGATTCATTCCGTCAACAAGATCTTGTAACAACTACAAATCTTGATGGAGCAATTAATGCATTTACTAAAACTATTTCTGTAAATTCAACAGTAGGTTTTCCTGAGAGATATGGATATCTAAAAATTGATAATGAGATAATATCTTATACTAGTAAAGATAAAAGACAATTTTTTGGATGTGCTCGTGGATTTAGTGCAATAACATCTCTGTTTACTAGTACTGAAGATGATAAAGTTACATTTACTACTTCATCTTCTGCAGAACATTCAGATGATGCTACGGTAACTAATTTAAGTAACCTTTTTCTTATTGAGTTTTTCAAAAAGTATAAAGAACTTTATGTTCCTGGTTTAGAAGATAGAAGTTTTGTTACAGGACTAGATCAAGCTTTATTTGCAAAACAAGCAAAAGATTTATATGTAACAAAAGGAACTGATGATTCTTTTGAGATATTGTTCCGTGCTCTATATGGTTCAAAGGCATCAATTATAAAACCATTTGAACAAACAATTAAACCATCTGATGCTGATTATAGAATTACAGAAGATTTAGTTGTTGTCGCTTTATCTGGTGATCCTTCTAAATTAAGAGGGCAAACATTATACCAAGATGCTGTTGATGGTGTTCTTAACTATTCATATGGTTCAATTGCTGATGTAATTACATATAATCGTGATGGTAATAAGTATTATCAAATAAGTCTTGATGCTGGTTCTGACAAAGATATTAGTGAATCTGGTTCTATCTACGGTAAGTTTAGTGTTACACCTACTACTAGAACAGTAACAGATGAAGTTGCTAGTGTTAATACAATATATGTTGACTCTACAATAGGTTTTCCTGAATCAGGAACATTAATTATTGGTACTGCTGAAGTTACCTACACTAGTAGAACTACAAATCAATTTTTAGGATTATCTGGTAATAGTGCTGCTATTAATAAGGATGCTCTAATAAGATTAAAATCTAGCATCTATGGATATGATGTAGATGGTAATAAGATAACTGTAAGAATAACTGGTGTAGTTACTGATTTTGTAATGCCAGGACCAAGTAAGCAAATGGTTTCTGGTGATTTAATTGACGTACAAAACCTTGGTATTTTAGAAGATACTAAGAAAACTTTTACAGAATGGATTTATAATGTACCTAATGTTTTCAATATAGAATCTGTTGAGGATATTGGTAATGGAAACCACAAGATTACTTGTACAGAAGTTCATCTTCTATATGTTGGTGATAAAGTAACTCTTATTAATCAATCAACTAATGCAGAAAATAGTGCTGAGGTTGTTGATATCCCTTCCAATAAGATTGCGATTCTTAGCGGATTGGGATCCATAGATTTAACAAAAACATTCAAAGCTAGAAATGATTTAATTAGAGCAGAAGTACTTCCTGCTGTTAAACAACCAACTTATAAGTTTAGTGCAAACGTTTCAAATGCATATAATTTAGATGTAGTTGGTATTGTTAGTGGCGTTCCATATGCTGGCCCATATCATACTCATAATGGTAAAAAGATGGTGGGGCCAAAGCATACTGCTGCTCCACATGATTTTATTGAAGGTGAACCATCACAACAAACCTATGTAACATCTGCATCTATACCATATTATGCAAATCAGCAACTTAATGCTGATTTAAGAGGAATAGAGGTAAAAATTGCAGCAAATTTTTCAGGTGAAACTATTTCAACTGCTAGAAGACACGATTTCTTAACTGGTGATGAAGTTTATTATATTCCTGGTACTACAACAACATCTGCTTTAATTGATGGAGTTGTTTCTACTTCTACAACAACACTTTCAATATCTCCTTTATCAGAAGGTTCATATTTCGCTTACAAAGTTGATGATCAATCTTTTAAATTAGCATATTCTCGTGCAAACCTTGATGCTGGTAAATTTATTGATTTAACTGGTAACTCAGCTGGTATTACAACTCATGAATTTGCAAGTAGACTTCAAGATAAACCAATTGATTCACAAAGACTAGTAAGAAGGTTCTCCGAACCAGTATTTGATTCTTCTGGAAAAGAATTTACTACAATACCTGGAGAAAAAACAGGTATGTTTGTAAATGGTGTTGAACTTGCTAATTATAAGTCAAGAGATGCAATTTATTATGGAGAATTAGAATCAGTTAGAGTTCTAAATGGTGGAAGTGGGCATGATGTTATAAATCCACCAGAATTGCTTATTGGAGATAATGCAGGTGTTGGTGCAACTGGACATGTCAATGTTAAAGGTTCTTTTGAAAGAATAGATGTAAAATATGCTGGATTTGACTACTTAGAAAAACCACAAATTACTATTTCTGGTGGTAATGGTGTAGGTGCTAAAGCAGAAGCTAAAATGAAGCAGGGAACACATTCTGCTTTTCTTGACGTAGAAGTTGGTATTAATACAACTGATAATTTAGTTGGATTTACTACATACCATCTTTTCAATGCTGGTGAGAGAGTATTCTATCGTCAGAACAAAGGTACTGCTGTTGGAACAGGAACAACCACTCTTGGAGATGGTGCAATTTACTTTGTTGGACTTTCTAGCAACACAGCGATTACATTACACTCTGATTTTGATGATTCTATTGCTGGTATTAATACAGTTGACTTATCTGATAAAGGATCAGGTACTCAAAAGTTTGAAAGTGTTGAAAAGAAAAATGTTGTTGATAAAATCTTTATAACCAATCCTGGAACTGGTTATGAGTATAAAAAGAGAACTGTTATTTCTACTGGTATCAATACTGCTAAAAATACCATTAATATTAAAGATCATGGGTATAAGGATGGCGAAGTTATAACTTATGATACAACTGGCAGTGTAATAAGTGGATTAGTAACAACAACACAATATAAAGTTCTTGTTGTTGATAATGACAATTTCAGAGTAGCAGTTGCTGGTGTTGGTGGTACTATCACCGAATCATATGATAATGGAACTTATGTAAGGTTTACTGGTGTTGGAGTTGGAACTCATATCTTTAATTATCAACCAATATCAGTTTCAATAAGTGGAGAACTTGGAATTTCTTCTTCTTTAGGTGATTACCATGCAACTATGATTCCAGTTGTAAGAGGTTCTGTAACTTCTGTTGATTTAACTCAAAATGGTAGTGGATACGGTAATTCTTCTATCGTAAGTTACGATAGAACACCAAGTATTGATTTCCTTGCTGGCTCTGGTGCTGAACTTAGACCTGTTGTACAAGATGGTAAAATTGATCAGGTTATTGTAACTAGAGGTGGAACTGGATATAATGCACCTCCAGAAATCATTACATCTGGTATTGGTACATATGCAACATTAACACCTGTCATAGAGAATGGTGTAATCACCTCTGTAACCGTTGTTAATGGTGGTGTTGGATTTGTTACTGATAGATCTTTCTTAAGTGTAGAGACTGCTGTAGATGCTGCTGGTAGAGCACCTGTTGTTAAACCAGAAATTAAGAGATGGGAACTTGATAATGTAAAACGATATAAGTCACTTATAAAACTTGATGATGGATTTATGGAGAATAGTACTGGAACATTTGGTTCTCAGTTTACTCATTTATATGCTCCTAGAAAATTGAGAGAAATGTTACCATCTTTAAAATTGGATGGTACAAAGGATTATGGTACATATGATTTGAACTATGAAAATGCAGAAGAAGTTTCTGATAACCATTCTCCAATTTTAGGTTTTGCTTATGATGGTAACCCAATATATGGCCCATATGGTTTTGATAGAATTGATGGTGGTACTATCAGGAGAATGATTCCTGGATATGAACTTAATGCTACTAGACAACTTGGCCCTAGTGTTGGTGATTGGGAATTAGGTTCATTTACTAATGATTATACCTTTACTAATAAAGGTGATTTGGATAAGTATAATGGACGTTTTTGTAAAACTCCTGATTATCCATCAGGTACATATGCATATTTTGCGACTATTGATAGTTCTTCTCAGCAGGATGCTACATTTGATAAGTATTTTACTCCTGTATTCCCATATGCAGTTGGAGAAGCATTTAAGTCTAAACCAGATACCTTCAACTTCAGTCCAAATTCAATAACTGATAAAGTTGATCTTGAAAATGGTGGATATGTAAGAAACATTTATCCATATAAACTTTCTTTCAATGCTAGTGATTATCCTTACGTTGCACGTCCTGATAAGACGATTGATGATTTTGCTTCTATAGTCTATGCACAAACAGGAGGTGTAGAATCTGTTGTAGTTGAAAATGGTGGTTATGAATATAAAGTTAATGATAGAATTGTATTTGATGATGTCGAAACAGGTGGAATTAATGCAGCTGCTAAAGTAGATAGAATTACAGGAAAATCTTTAGTTAAAATATCTTCCTCTACTACTAAGAAAGATAATGTTACATTTGAAGTATTAAAAGATGAAGGAAGGATTCTTGCAAGAACTCCTGCACCACATGATTTTAAAGATGGTGATTATGTCAGTGTTTCTGGAATATCTTCTCAATCCATAATTAATCTTGATGGTGTTTATACCATTGGTGTTACTACTGCTACCTTTAAAGTTTCTACTGGTATTGGAAGTACTGGTAGCACAGGTATTGTCACATTTATCCCAATAAACGGTGATGTAGATGTTCTACAACCTACTGATGTTATTGGTATATCTACAGAAAAACTCTTTGTTGTTAATATTGACAAGTTTAACTCAAGAGTTAGAGTTATACGTGAATATGATGGAACAGTTGGTACAGCGTACACTGCTGGAACTATTATTGAAGAAAAACCACGTGCATTAAAAATTAACGTTGGTATAAACACTAATAAAGAAATTGAACTACAAAAAAGTACTTTCTTTGATCCTTCTGAAGTTGTTGGTTTAGGAACTACCTCTGGTGTTGGTATTAATAGTACTATATCTGTTATTGCACCTGGATTAGCATCTACTGATATTGCTATTCCAACAAGATCAATTTATCTACCAAATCATAACTTTACAACAGGAGAATCATTAACCTATTCTGCAGGTGGTGGAACTGTTGTATCAGTATCTACTGATGGAATTAATAACTTTAATCTTCCTAGTCAGGTATATTCAATTAGATTAGGGCAGAATACAATTGGTTTAACATCAATGCCTGTTGGAATGGGTTCTACAGGTGTTGTAGTTGGTGTTGCTTCTACTGCTGCAGAACAACTTTATTTCCATAGTGTTGGTACTGGAGTAACTCATTCATTAACAACTCAGGTTACTGAACTTACTGGTATTTTAGAAAAAGTTGTTGTTACTGCAACTGCAACTACTGCTCATGGACTTGGAGTTGGTGATACTGTATTTTTAGATGTATTACCTGGTATTACTAGTGCATATACTATAAAGTATAATGAATATAATAGAAAGTTCTCAGTAGGTTTCTCAACTTTCACTCAATCTGGAATTAACACATCTGCTAATTCCATAACCATTACTAATCATGGTTATAGTACTGGTGATAAAATTATATACGAATCAACTGGTGCAGCTGGTGGATTATCTGACAATACAGCATATTTTGTAATTAAGGATAGTAATGATTCTATTAAATTAGCAAGTAATTATCATAATGCAACTATTCAATATCCACTTCCTATAGGATTAACTTCTACTGCTGGTGCTGATATAGTTCATTATATCAACCCAATTAACCCACTTATTAATATAACAAGAGGGCAAAAGTTAGAATTTAATGTTGCTGATAGTTCTTTGGCTAATGTTTCTGGAGGTACTACTTATTCTGCATATGCAGTTAATTTCTTCAGAGATAAAGATTTCAAACATGAGTTTCTTACCGTAACTCCTGATCAGTTTGATGTTACTACAAGTGGTAGTGTTGGTATAAGTGGAGGAAAGATATTCTTACAAACTAATGCTAAAACTCCTGAGTTATTATATTACAACTTAACTCCTGTAAATCCAGATAGAATTACTACTGTTCAATCTGAAATTGTTGTTGATAAGACTGTTAAAAATTACAGCACTATTAAATTAGTTGATTCGTTATATGATGGTAAATTTAAGATCTCTTCTATGGGATCAACTACATTTAGTTTTAATGTACCAGATGAACCAGAATGTGCTTCTTATACTGATGTAACATCTAGATTATCTTACGAGACAACATCGGAAGGTGCTTTGGGTGGAATTGCAAATATTAAGGTAACTAATAAAGGATATGGATATAAGACTATTCCTGGAATATCTACAGTTAGTAGAAGTTATACAGGAACAGCTGCTACTACTTATGGTAATGGTTCTATTCTAAGAGTTGAAAGTGATTCAATTGGTAACGTTAAAACAACACATATTACCAATCCTGGTTATGAGTTCCCATATGATAAGACATTACGTCCAAGTGCTTCATTACCAAGTCTCTTTAAAGTAGATAGGTTTAGAACGTTAGATCATATTGGACTCAGTTCTGGTGGACATAATTATTCTATTCCACCTAAATTGATTGTTAAGGATAGGGTTAGTGGATTAATTCTTAACGAATGTGAGATTAAAACTGAAGTTAGTGGTTCAGTTGGTGTTTCTACTGTTATTATTGAAGAAAATACTAAGAGACTTCAAGATCCTAAACCAACCATAATACCAATTCATAACTCAAATGGAGTTGGTATTGAAACTGTTGGATTTACAACTACTACCGCTACTGTAGAACTTACTCTTGATACAGATTTCTCTGTTGGACAAGACTTCCCATTTGCTGTTGGTGATAAAGTTTTAGTAGAAGGTGTTGGTATTGCTACTACTGGATTTGGATATAATTCCAGTGAATACAACTATAATCTCTTTACTCTTAATTCTGTCACACCAAATTTAGGTGGTGCTAATCCTAAAGTTAGCTTCATTCTAGAAAATGATAATCCAGGTGAATTTAGTCCTGATAATTCAGCAGGACGGATAATACCTGAAAAACATTTTCCTGGTTTTATACCAGTTACTAGAAAAGGTGATTTTAACATCAAAGAAAAAATCACTCAAGAATCACTTACTGGAACCAAAACTGGTACTGTGATTGGTTGGAATAGGAATAATAATACTTTAAGAATTGCTACTAGCGATGTATTTGAAGCAGGTAAGCAGATTGAAGGTGGTTCATCCAATCAGGTTGGTTTTGTTCAATCTATAGAATCTTTTGATTCTACATTTGAAGTTGGACCTCTTGTTGAACAGAGAAAAGGATTCCATGAAGTAACTGGATTCTTAAATGATTCAAGACAAAGAATTGCTGATAATGATTACTATCAATCATTCTCATATTCTATTAAATCACCAATTCAATATTCTGATTGGAAAGATGTAGTTAGTGAAATAACCCACACTAGTGGATTTAAGAAGTTCTCTGATATGGAACTTGAATCCTTTGATGGAAGGCCTTCTACTGCAGATGAGCAAGGTGAAGGTTCTTATGGAACAGGTGGTAAAGGATTTCCTAATGCTGGTATTGGTGCTGCAGCTGCAAGTACTCCTGATACACAAGAAGTTTCAGTTACAGTTGATTTAATTTCTACTAATAGTGTTGATAAATTATTAGATTTTGATAATTCTTCAGAATTAACTGTTGAGGTTGCTGGTATAAGTACAGCGAATCAGATAACAGTTTCTAAAGAGATTGTTTTAGACAATAGAATTCTTACTGATTATGAAGAAGCAAGAACTAATAGGGTTATTTCAATTGATGATGTTGGAGATTTATTCTCCAGTAAGCCTAGAACTGATCCCTTTGAGAAGTTTGATTTTGTAAACAAAGAAACCTTCTCTGCCCACAGATACTTCTATCACGTAAAAGATACACGTTATACTGGGGAGACTCAAACTGGATTCTTCAATATTGTCCAAGATGGTACTTATGCATATAT